AATTGTTGAAAAAATCAAAGAAACATTCGAACCGTATGACTGAACAACAAATGAAAAGATTTTATACAATAGACGAAAACAACAACGAACAATTTGACGGTGATTGGTTTAATGAAGCCAAAGAAGAAAAGTCATTGATCACAATAAACAGTTTAAGCGGTGGCAAAACGTCAAGCTATATCGCTTCGAATTATCCCGCTGATCATAATTTGTTTTCACTTGTTAGAACTGACGACAAAAATTGTTTATTTCCAGACGCAAAAGTTCGTCAAATGGTTTCGGATCGCATCGGAAAAGAATTTGTCGGGACATTGGAGGAAGACACAATAATTTATACGATGTTGATTTGGAACAATACATTGGACAAAAAATAAATTGGGTTTCTGGAAAAACTTTTGACGAAATAATTGTAAGAAAAGACAAAAAATATCTTCCAAACGTCACACAAAGATTTTGCACAACTGAAATGAAGTTGCAACCGCTTTTCGATTGGTGGCTTGAAAACATCAACGAACCCGTTGAAATGCGAATTGGATTCAGATCAAGCGAACAAAGACGGGCGAAAAATATGATTGAAAAAACCAATCAATTTGGATTATTGGAATTCAAACACATTGTTGGAAAACACAAAAACGGCAATAATAAGTGGAAAACAACGGGTTGGCAAATTGCCATCTTTTCCGCTAATTAAAGACGCTATTTTCAAAGATAATGTCGAAGAATTTTGGAAAGACAAACCAGTTCGTTTTGCTTTTATGAACAATTGCGTCGGTTGTTTTCACAGAAATGAAGCGTTGTTAAATTATATGAGTCGAAAGCATCCAGAAAAATTCGAATGGTTTTGTAATGCTGAAAAAGACGGTTACGGTCAAAGAACTTTCAAAATCGGAACAACATACGACAAAATAAAAAACGGATTTAAAAAAATTGATCTTTTCGGAACTGATTTCAACGATTGTGATTCGGGTCATTGTGGATTATAAAAAAAAATTATGACTGAACAACAAATTCAAAAGAAAATCACCGACAATCTTGAATCAGACGGTTGGGTTGTCGTTAAATTGATGAAAACATCAACGAACGGAATTCCAGACTTGATGGGTCTTCGCGAAGGAATAGCAAAATTTATTGAAGTGAAAAAACCAAACGGCAAAATTTCAGAATTGCAAAAATACCGAATCAAACAACTTCGAAAACAAGGATTCGAAGCCATTGTCATGGATTCGCCAACCAATATAATTTTTTAAAATATGGGAATAACAAGAACGGAAAAACGAAAAAAAACACGGTCAAGATTGTCCGAAGACGAAACGACAATAATTTTTGAAAGGCGAACAAGTCGCGGGAAATGGGTTGAATTTAAACGAATGAAAATTAAATAAAATGCAAAAAAATCTACTTATTAAATTAGAAAAAGAAGAATTGGTTAACATCATTTTGAGTTTGGACCAGGAAAGAAAAAATTTTTCCGACATCAACAAAGAACTTGAAGACGATATTCAAGCAAATGAAGAATATATCGAAAGATTGAAAAAAGTCGCTGAAAAACGATTGATCAATTTGACAAGGCTGAACAAAGAAGTTGATTCGGTGATGAAATTCAATGGCGAATGGAAAAAAGAAGTTGAAGATTCAAAACAACAATTGAAAGACGAACAACGCGAAAAACTACAATTGAAAAACGAAATCAAAGAACTTTTCAATTCAATTAAACAACTTGCGAAAGTTGGAGCAAACATATAAAACAATTTAACAAATCAATAAATATGGAAATACAAGGAAAGATTATCAAAATCGGAAAAGTTGAAACATTCGGATCAAAAGGATTCAAAAAAGCGGAATTATGGCTTGAAGTAAAGGACGGTGAATATCCACAGACGCTAAATTTAGAGGTTGTAAAGGATAAAGCGGACGAAATCCAATCATTGCAAGTCGGAACTGAAATCAAGGCTTACATCAACTTGCGTGGTCGCAAATGGATGGGGGTCGATGGTGTTGAAAAAGTCTTCAATTCAATCACTTTATGGAAATATGAGGCGATCGATGTTGCATTTTAATAAAACAAGTTGTTGGTTGCGTCGTGATGTGATTTCACGATGCGCCAACAGACACCGATTGAAAACAACTGAAAAGCAAAACCAATTGGCGGAAGACGAAAAAATTAATTTAAAAGAATTTCATAAACTATTCAATCGATACGAAATAAAACATAATTTTGTGATTCAAAAAATCACTGGTTGCGTCGTGATGTTATTTCACGATGCGCCAACAGACACCGATTGAAAACAACTGAAAAGCAAAACCAATTGGCGGAAGACGAAAAAATTAATTTAAAAGAATTTCATAAACTATTCAATCGATACGAAATAAAACATAATTTTGTGATTCAAAAAATCAACTACCATGAAAAGAAACGTCATATCAAAAGATAATATCCCGCAAAGATTCGAATTGTCGTTTTGGATCGCATTATGGTTGTTACTTGATCAGCTGAACAACGATCCAGTTGTGAAATATTCGTTTTGGTTCGTGTTTGCCGTTTGGGTAATTTTCTACGCATGGATTAAAGCAAACGAAAATGATTTCAATATCTTCGAAATAAAAGAACAAATCGATCATTGGATCAATAAATAAAATTAAAAACGCAAGTCAAATCAAGCGTCACTTTTTGAAGGTGGCGTTTTTTTTTGCCTTGTTTCTGATCAAATGACGCTTATAACGTCGATTCGTGACGCTTAAAAAATGACCCGTCAAGGGGTTCGGGTTCGGCTCTCACTATATTCCAAGCGCGTTGACGCTTATTTTCTCCCTATTAGCCTTTATAACTTGTTTTTCTCTTTTCCTTTTATTTTTTTTTTACTGTTTTTAGCCGTCAAAAAGAGAAATAAAGATATAAAGAACTAATAAAGAGATACTTACCCCTAGACGGATTGAAGTAAAACTTTAAGTGAAAAAACGGGTCTATGCGTCACCTATGCGTCAATTCGGGTTTCTATGCGTCACTTTTGATAATTCGATCTAAATAGTTATATTTGAATGAATCGAAAAGAGTAATCGAATTATGGAAAGCAACTTGAAGATTGTCGAATGGAATATTGACAAACTAATTTCAGCCGAATACAACCCGCGAAAATTATCAGAAGAACAAAAGCAAAAAATTAAAGATTCAATCAGTCGATTCGGTTTGGTTGATCCCGTAATTGTCAACACAAACAAAGAACGATTCGGGATAATCATTGGAGGTCATCAACGAACAAAAGTTTCCCGCGAAATGGGATTCAAAAAAATGCCTTGCGTCGAACTTGATTTGAACCTGGACCAAGAAAAAGAATTAAATGTTAGACTGAACAAAAACACGGGGGAATTCGACAAAGAACTTTTGGTTGAATATTTCGATCAAGACGATTTGATTGATTGGGGTTTTGATAATGAATATTTTGAAGACGTTGTCACGGAAATTGATGCGCCAGAAGAAGACGATTTCAATGGTGAACTTCCTTCCGAACCACAAACGGTTCTTGGTGATCTTTACGAATTGAACGGTCATCGAGTTCATTGCGCGAGTTCAACGGAAATTGATGCGGTTGAAAAATTAATGGACGGTAAAAAAGCGGACATGGTTTTCACTGATCCGCCATACGGTGTTTCGTATACTAACAACAACAACGACATTCACGAGGTAATAATGAACGACGATGTTCTTCTTGATTTTAAACCGATATTGTTGTCTTTTTCTAAAACAAATACGCATTGGTATATTTGGACTTCAGATCCCGTATATAATGAATGGAGAGAAATGTATTCTGACGTTTTTAAAAGCACGATAATATGGAACAAAGGCGGAGGCGCAATTGGAGACTTAAATGGCGACTATATGAGAACTTTTGAATTTTGTTTGTTTTGTCAAAACGGAAGAAAGGAATTAATAGGTTTAAGAAGTAGTGGGGTTTGGGATATAAAAAAAGACTTCGGATCAAATTATGTTCATCCAACACAAAAACCAATTGAACTTTCAACTTACGCAATGGGTAAAAGTTCAAAAATAAATGACGTTGTTCTTGATTTGTTTCTTGGAAGTGGGTCGACTTTAATTGGATCAGAACAAACACAAAGAAAATGCTACGGACAAGAACTTGATCCGAAATATTGCGACGTTATTGTGAAACGGTGGGTCAAATATATGACCGACAATGACAGAAAATTCACGGTAAAAAGAAACGGCGAAGACATAACAAAAGAAACCTGGATCAATGAATAAGACCATCAAAACCCAACATAATAAAAAAGCGTTGCTTGAAGCGATGGAAAAATGTCTTGGCGTTATCACAACGGCTTGCAAGATTGTCGGTCTTAATCGGTCGACTTTTTATGATTATTACAACAATGATCCAGAATTCAAAAAACAAGCCGATGACATTGAAAATGTTGTTTTGGACTTCGCTGAATCTCAATTGCATAAACAAATCAAGGGCGGGAATCCCGCTTCAACAATTTTCTTTTTGAAGACCAAAGGAAAGAATCGCGGTTATTTTGAAAAGACATTGAATGAAAATATTAATTCGGGACAATTGGAAATCAAAGTTTCAAAGAAATTAAATGATGCACTAAGCGACGAAGAATAAAAATGTTATTTACAAACCTATTCGTCAAGATTGCTGAAGCGTCAAAAGACAATCGGTTCATCGTGTTGCAAGGCGGAACGTCAAGTTCAAAGACTTATTCGACCGCGCAAATTATTATTGTCAAATCATTAACAAGCAAAAAAACAAAATTGGTTTCGGTTGTTGCTGAAACAATCCCGCATTTGAAACGGGGTGTCATGCGTGACTTTTTTAAAATACTTATTGAAATGGGTATTTATAAAGAAGACAATCACAACAAAACAGACTCGACTTATAAATTAGGGAATTGGACAATCGAATTCTTTTCGGCTGACAACGACGCAAAACTTCGCGGGGCGCGTCGTGATATTTTATTTGTGAATGAATGCAATCGGATTTCATGGGATGCCTTCACGCAATTGGAAATCAGAACAAAGAATCAAGTATTTCTTGATTTCAATCCCGTGTCGAAATTTTGGGTTCATTCTAAATTGATGCAACCAACAAACAAATTCGCGTTCATAAAATCAACTTACAAAGACAATGTTGATCACTTGACGGGAAAACCATTGTTGGAACAATCGATCATTGACGCGATTGAATCCAGGAAACCAATATTTGATGAAGTTGGAAATTTGATCAGCGGTGACGAACAATTTTGGAAGGTTTACGGATTGGGCGAAATTGGATCGCTTGAAGGCGTTATTTTTAACAATTGGGAAAC